CGTCAGCACCTCGCCGAAGGCGTCCCGAGCGACGTTGCCGCCCTCAGCGAACCGCTGCGCCATGTCGTCGGCATTGAAGCCGAGGGCGGCGAACGCCTCCCTGGTGGAGTCAGAGCCGTCGACCGCCGAGATGGCGAATTCTTTCAGCGCGTCGGCGGCCACGTCGGTGTTGCGAATACCGGCTTCCCACATCTGATTAATCAGACCGAGGGCATCCGAGCCGGACAGGCCGACGTCGCGGAACTTGGTGCCGTACTCCTCGAAGGTGTCGAGCAGATCGTTGGAGATGTTGAGGCCCTGCTGGCTGGCCACGACGAGCAGGTCGAGCGCTTCCTCGGTCGAGTCGACCATGCCGGTCTTGACGAAGTTTCGCACGCCGCGCGAGATGGACTGGGAGTCCTCGCCGAGCAGGGTCGCCACGGTCTGTATCTGCTCGATGACGCGCTGGATCTCGGCGTCGGTGGCGTCGGTGTCGATGAGTCCGCCCTGGATGGCGAACTGCACCACGCCTAGGTTTTCCTGCACCGACGCGCCCCAGTTGCTGGCGTAGGCCTTGCCGGCGGCTGTGCCGTAGCGGGCCATGGTGGCGTCGTCGACACCGATGCGCGCGGCGAAGGTGTCTTTCATGTTCAGCGACGCCATGCCGAGCTCTATCTGCTGGGCGAGCTTGCGGCCCGCCAGTAACCCGAGTCCGGCCGTGCCCGCCAGGGCCAGGCCTACGGGGCCGGTGGCCGCGGCGATACGGCCGATGGCCGAGGCGCCGGCGAACCCATCAAAGAAACTCTGCGCCGAACTCTCGCCCGCCGAGTCGCTCAGGTCGCTGTAGGCGGACTGGGCTTCCCGGGTGGCGCGGGCCTCGGCGCGCCGGGCCTTGGCCAGCGCCTCCGATTGGGCGATGAGCCGGGTGTTGGCCGCGCCCTTCTGGCGCAGGTCGGCGAGCTTGGCTTCCTCGACCGACACCCGGCCGGTCGCGTCGGCGACCTTGTCGTAGGCCTTAGTCCAGCGCTCGACGGTCTTGGGGTCGGCCTTGGCGGCGGCGTCGTCGAGGCCCTTGGCGAAGGCCTGACCGGCATCCTGGCCGGCCCGGCCGAAACGCTTCTCGACCTCGCTGGTGGTCCGCCTGACCGAGCGCGGATCCAGGGAGGTCTCGACAGGCAGGGTAATCGGCACGACTCAGTAACCCTTCCTGATCATGTGAAGCCCAGACTGGTGAACATCTCGTCGGTGACCTGCTCGGTGAACTCGTCCTCGGCCTGGGCCTTGTCGGCCATCTCCCGGACCTCGGTCGGGTCGAGGAACAGCCTGGGCACGTACTCGTTTGGACCGCCGACGTAGAGCGAGGCGCGGTGCAACGCTAGCTCCTTGTGGGCTTCCTTGATCACGCGCAGCTGTGTCGTCCAGCGCCCGCCGAGCTCGGGGATGTGCTCGCACAGCACGAGCAGCTTGCGGCTCGACATCGTGCCGCGGTGCCAGTCGCCGATGTCGATGCCGCGGAAGGCCAGGTAGGCCTCCATCGGCCTGGCGAGCCGTTTCCACGTCTCAATCGCGAGAGGCACTTTTCGAGCCCGCGCGGCGCCACTCCTCGTACTGCCAGTTCTGTTTAGCCCAGACGACGGTGAGCATGTCCGGCGGCCCGCCGGCCGCCTCGAACTTGCGGTACTTCTCCTCGCCCCACATGGCGATCAGGCGCAGCGCATCCCGGGAGTCAGGCAGCAGCTTGCCGTTGCGGCGCAACGGGATCGCGTAGTCGGTGCCCTTGACCTTCTTACCGTTGGGCAGCTCGACCTCGGTGCGGTCGCAGTCCTCCAGGGACTTCTCGACCTCCTGCAGTTTGCGCTCGACGTCGACGGGCAGGAACTGCCGATAGGTGATGCGGTACGGCTCGCCGTCGACGGCGAAATCGTAGTTGGCGTCGAAGCCGAAGTACTCGGCCAACTGGGCGATGGCGGCTTGAAGCTCGGGTAGTTCGTCGGCCATGGTGGGCTCTCTTTCAGGTGGTGGGTTTCGGTGGGCTTAGGTGGGGCTTGTCGAGGTGGGAACCCGGCGGGCGGGCTTGCAGCCCACCAAGACTCGCCCGCCCGCCGGGAGTTACCGCTACGTGACCGCGACCACCGAGAAGGTGCCGTCGGTCAGGCCCGCGCCGGATCCGGTGATGGCACCCGACGGCGTGGTGACGGTGTACGGGCCGCCGGCGTCGCCGGTGACGGTCCAGTCGGCGGCCAGGTAGCCGTCGTCCAGTGCCACCAAGGCGGTCTTGAGCGTCGACGCGGTCGCGTTGTAGGCCACGGCTGTCGTGGTCTTGCCCTTGAACGTCAGCGTGAAGTCGCCCGCCGACGGGCTGCCGAGGGTCACGGTGTAGGTGGCCGGGACCGGCGTACCGAGGTCGGTCCAGGCGTCGCCACCGACCCAGGTGTGCTTAATGATCGGCACGTACTCGCCGTCGACCATGCCCATGAAATACCCATCGGGGATGGGCTTGAAGGTCATCTCGGCGGCTTCGCCCTGCTTGCCGCGGCGGCTGGTGCCGACGTCGGTGAGCTTGGCGCAGGCGTAGCCGTCGACGACGTAGAGCACCTTGCCGCCGCGCTTGCGGGCGCTGATGAGCAGGATCTGGCGGTCGACGGTCTCGGAATCCAGCGGCTTGGACCAGCCCGCGTCGGCACCGCCGGGCACCTCGACGAGGCTGTTGCCGTTGTTGTCGGTCAGGCGCAGGTTGTTTCGCAGCCGCCGCAGGAACGGCTTGGCTGACTCGACGGCGGTGAAAGAGAACGGCTCGTCGTCGGAGGTGAGCACCGAGTCGAACGGCGCGTTCGACTGCTCAATCATCTGCTCGTCGGTGCTCATGCTCGGCGAGGACTGCGGGCCGTTGCCCTCGGCGAAGGCGCCGCAGAGGTGAAAGCCCTCGTTCGAGCTGGAGTTTTCGACCCAGACGCCGCTCTCGCGGACGTAGGCGAACAGGTCGGCGCGCAGCTGGCCGTCCTGGGCCAGCGGCGACCAGTTGACGTCACCGCTGGAGTCGTGCGGGGAGATGTCGGTATCGGCGCCGCGGGCGTCGCGCACCAGCGCGGCGACGAGGCCGGTCCTGTTGTCCTGAAAGCGGTTGTCGACATCGTTGAAGCCGCCGGCGGTGAATGTTGTGCCGGTTGCAGGTTGCGTCATTGCGACGCTCCTTTCGGGGTTGTGAATGCACGCCGAAGGCATCCGGCGATCAAGGTGGTGGGCTGCAACGGCCCGGCGGCCGCGGCGCGGTCGTTAGACCGCGACGTAGGAGAGGCCCAGCTGATAGCGGGCCACGTAGCGCACGACCTGGTCATTGGCGTAGGCCATGCGGAACGGTCGGAGCACGGTGGTGACGTAGTCGGCGTTGGCCACCGACCCATCCGAGAGGGTCACGTTGGTCAGCTCACGCGCCAGTAATGTCATGCGGCGATGGACATCCCGCGCGGTCTTGGCGGCGTTCTGCGCGGCGAGCAGTCCATTGCGGGCGTGGTCGAAGATGTCGAGCTGCACGACCGGCTCGTCGGTGCCCAGATCGGGATCATCGGCACCGGAGATCCGGGCGACGACGCAGAATGGCATCGTGTCGTCGGTCTTGCGCTCGACTGAGGTGCGCAGCAGCGGCGCGAGCCAGGACACGGCGAAGTCCTCGACGTCCGGGGAATCGGAGTCGAGTAGCTCAGCGGGCATTGTTTAATCGGCCTCCGCGTCGATTCCGCTGTCGAGGTTGCCGCCGAAGTGCTGGGCGACCTTCTGGCCGGTGGCGTGCGCGCGGGTCGGCCCGGGTGCGCCGGTGCCGAACTCGATCCAGGCGGCTTTGTAGTCGGTGGCCCGGACCTTGCCCTTGCCGCGGCGGGCCTTGCGGGCCACCTTGATACTGGCGGCGTACTCGCCCTCGTCGACCGGAGCGATGGAGCGCCAGTACGGGACGACTTCCTTGGCCATGAACTGCTGCAGGCCGGCGTCGACCTCGGCGGCGTTGGCCAGGGCCTCGCGGAACTCGGCGTCGGTCAGGCCGATCTTGGAGAACGGGTTGGCCATTAGCCGGCCTGCTTGCGGACCATCAGCGTGACGTGGTGCAGGGTGCCGTCCAGGTTGTACTTCGGCTGGATCGGGCCGTCGATCTGGTAGACGCTGGTCGACGTGCGCGCCGGGCTGGCGGTGCCGTCATAGACCAGCTCGCCGGTGGATACCGCGCCCGAGGCGGCGGCGACCGGCGGAAGGGTCCACTTCCAGATCTCGGTCGCGATGTCGCCGGTCTGCAGCTCGGCGGTCTCGCTGGCGCTGAGCACCCGGCCGCGGCAGCCGGTCACCACGACGTCGACCCGGGTCTCGGTGGTCATGCCGAGGAATCCCGGTGTGCCGCCTTGGGTCACGGTGCCGATCTTGACGGTCTGGCGTCCCAGGTAGGTCATGGCGACTGCAGGATCCGAAACTGGGCGAACAGGGTCGACAGCCGCTCGTCGGCGGTGATGATCTTCTCGGCCCACTGGTACTCGACGTCGTCGACGCGCTTGCGCACCAGTGCCGGGTCGTCGCGCAGCCCGGACGCGCTGGTGTCCAGCGACATCAGATCCGCCAGTCGCAGCACCGCGCGGCGCCAGTCGGCCGCCTCGGCTTCGGTCAGCCCGTGCGTCATGGTGACGCTGATGCCGCCGTTGCGCGAGGTCCAGCGGGCCCGCGGGTACTTCTCGACGGTGCCCTTAACCCGCGAGACGTCGAGGTCGGCCACCTCCAGCGCGGTGCCGTTCTCGGTGACCGCGGTGACTTCGATGAGGTTGCGGGTCGGCAGCGCGAGCACCTGGCCGCCGGGGCCGTCGACGGTAACGGTGACGGCCGTGGCGACCGGGCTGACCGTCCAGCCGCAGTAGCGGCGGGCGCCGGCCAGCGCGGCCGCAAGCACCGTGGCGGTGTTGGCGTCGGCGGCCGACAAGCGACCTCCGGTATAGGTCGCCAGATCCGCCGCGGCGAGTTCTGCCATCGGTTAGGAGCGGGCCGCCGGGGTCACCGAGGCGCCCGAGCAGATGGCGAACGCGCCCATAATGCCGCCGGAAGTAGTGTCGGCCGAGACCACCGAGAGCCGCACGTAGCGGTATCCGCCCGGGATGTAGCCGAGGGTCTTGACGACGGTGTCGTCGCCGTCATCCAGGGACACCGTGCCCTGTACGCGGGCGGCCGGCACGGCGACGTAGTCGGCGTCGACGGTGTCGGACTCCTCCAGCGAGAAGGCGAAGGTGCCGTCGGTGATGGCGCCGGTGTGGATGATGAACAGCACCGAGTCGCGGAAGTTGTTCTTGTTGGCCGCTAGGTCGACGGCCTCGCCCGCGGTGGTGGTGTCGGAGTCGATGGCCTCGTAGGTCAGTGCGACGACGGCGTCGCCGGTCTCGTTGTAGAGGGTCTTACGCATCGTCGGTATCGCTTCCTGTGTTGGGTGACGTGGCGGAACCGGCCGGCGGCCGGGTGTATTTGCGGCGGCGCGCGGCGCCTTGCGGGACGCGGGCGCGGATCTCGCCGGGCGCGGCGGTCGCGGTCTCGGTGGCCGTGGTGCGGGCCGCGGCGGCCTCGACTGGCTCGAAGAAGGCCAGGCGCTTGGCGTAGTCGGGGTTGTCGGAGTCGACGAGGACGCCGGCGGTGATGACGCGCGGGACTCCCTGCGCATCGGTGAACGTGAACGCCTCGCGGCAGCGGTAGATGCCCATCGGGCGTTTCCTTCCTTGGTGGGTTGAACCGGTGGGCCGGACGGCCCCGGATGTCGGGGCCGCCCGGCTCACACGGCGAGAGGTGGTGCTACCCAGCCGGTTAGGCTGCGCTGGCCACGTTCAGCAGCCGGAAGGCGCCGTCGTTGACCGAGTCCGAACCTGTCCGGTAGTACGCGAACCAGCCACGCTGGCCCGACGGCCGGTTGTTACCGGTGGCGAACAGATGCGGGATGAACTCGACGCTCATTCCGATCCGATCGGTGATCACGTAGTTGGAGAAGTCACCGAACAGCAGGGCGTAGTTGGCGACCGCACCGGAGGTGGTGATGGTGCCGTCCATCGCCTCGGCCTCGAGCGCCGGGCGACCCAGCAGCTCGGCGGGCCGGTCGGAGCCGACCCGCTCCCACATGCCTGCGCCGCCGGCAGTGTCGAACTGGCGGATCAGGTTGTAGATCAGGTTATTGGCCAGGAACGAGGCGTTTGGCCGGTAGCGGGCCGGCAGGCTGCCCTGCAACTTGTAGACGTCACCGATGGCGAAGGCGTCGTCGGCGGCGGCCGAGACGACCGAGCCGGTGCTGGTCAGGGCGGTGATGATGCCCGTAGGCTGACCCGAACCCGAGCCGGTGATGAACGCGGTGGCCTCAAGGTCGGCCTTGCCGCCCGCGAGCAGACGTCCCACCTCGGCGGTGACGTTCTGCTCGTCCTCCAGGGCCTCGATCGAGATCGGCACGAAGCCGGAGGCCTTGTAGTTGGGGATGCTCGGCTGGGCGAAGGTGGTCGAGTCGTCGGAGACCTCGGCCGCCTCGGCGTCCCACGACCACGAGACGTGAGTCGAGGACACACCGTTCCAGACGTCGCCGGTGGCCACGACGGTGCGGGCCACCGAGCGGATGTCGTTGCGGAC